TGTACATTTGAGTCACTACAGTATATAATTATATCATGATACTAATTGACTATTCTGGAATCGCAATCTCTGCCATATTTTCCCAATCTCGTCCTGGGAAAATTACAGAAGACTTTATGCGGCATATTATCTTAAACTCATTGAGAATGTATAATCTCAAATATCGAGACAAGTATGGCCGTATGATTCTTGCCTGCGACGGCGGCAGCTGGCGTAAAGACTACTACCCACAATATAAGGCTGGCCGTAAGAAAAGCCGAGAGTCTTCTGACCTTGATTGGAAAGAAATTTTTTCTATTATAAACAAGATACGCGATGAAATCGCAGAGCATCTGCCATATCCAGTCGTGACTGTGCAAGGCGCTGAAGCAGATGACGTCATAGGCACACTAGTCGAGTCTACTCAAGAATTTGGTCAGCATGAGCCTGTAATGATCATTAGCGCTGATAAAGACTTTATTCAACTACAAAAGTATGACAACGTCTCCCAGTACAGCCCTATGACTAAAAAGATGTTGAGTGATAAAAACCCAGCCAACTATCTCTATGAGCATATCTTTCGTGGCGACAGCGGCGATGGCATTCCAAACGTGTTATCAAGTGATACAGTATTTGTTGATGGCAGTCGCCAAACCCCTCTTAGCTCAACAAAAATGGCGGCATGGATCGCAGCTGCGCATGAAGGTAAACTACAAAGCGTACTTCCAGAAGCGGTCTATCGTAACTATGTTCGCAACAGCACTGTAATTGATCTTAGTAAAACTCCAGAAGCTGTAAAGGCTGCAATCTTGTCTGCCTATTCTGAATGCCCTACAGTCGGCAACTCTAAGATACTAAACTATCTTATCTCGAAGCGGTGCAACATGCTTGTATCTTGTGCCGAAGAATTTTTTACACATAAATAAAACATACGTTATGAGACCTCAGACTGCATCAAACAACAGAGCAAAGCATCCATTTGAAATTTTTGAGAGCGTACAAGGCGCTGACAAAGTTGCAGATCGGGTACGCATCCTTCAAGAAAACGAGTCGTATGAACTAAAGACTATACTTCAAGTTGCATTTAGAGCTGATATAAAATTTGATCTGCCGCCTGGCGCTCCTCCATACACTCCAAGTCCAAACCCGGCCGGAATGCGCTTTTCTCCGTTAAGAAAACAAATTGACGTATTGCCGCGTCTTGTCGTTGGAAGTAATAATTACAATAGGATTAAAAAGGAAATGGCTTTTATAAAGCTACTTGAAAATGTACATGAATCTGATGCAGAAATTTTGATCGCTATGAAAGATAAAAAGTTGCATAAAAAATATACACTGCTTACGGCATCTGTTGTAAAAAAAGCTTTTCCAAATTTAGGAATAGAATAATATGACATACACATATAACTGCGCTGCGTGTGACCATACATGGGACGCTAGTCTACCAATGGATATGCGTGACGCGCCATTAAATGAAGGTTGCCCACAATGCGCAGCTATGGGTCATATAAAACGAATAATATCTTCGCCAGGCATATCATATGACGGTGGCAAGACTATTCTTCAGCGAGCAGGATCAGGATGGAACGACGTGCTAAACAAAGTAAAAAAAGCAAGTGGGAGACACACAAAAATAGAAACCCGTTGAGATATGGGACGCAGTAGAAAAAATAGAGACAATAAAAAAAGACAAAGTTATTATGATGACAATCATGATGACCGTTCACGAAACAAAAAGTATAAAAAGAATCGCTTTGATGACAATCGAAGAGACAAGGAAATACAGCAAAAGATGTTTGTTGACTGGGATACTCTCTAATGAATCGAAAAAAATTTATTCACTCTCCTCTAGATCTTGGTTATAGAGATCTAGAAGCAAACACAACAGTGTCTGGTCGTTTCTACACGACTCCTAGTGGTAAAGCCTATCCTAGTATTACTACTGTCTTGGGCATTCGCAATAAGGGAGCGCTTCAAGAATGGAGAGCACGAGTCGGTGAAGTTGAAGCGGCGAGGGTGTCACGTCACGCAAGCACGCGCGGTACCGCTTTACATACCGCAGTTGAACGCTACATCGACAACGAAGAACACTATTTTGCTGAAGGAGAGATGCCTCATGTAAAAGACATGTTTAACTCTATAAAACCAGTCTTAGACAGTCGTATCGATAACGTGCGTCTTCAAGAGGCTCCACTCTATTCAGAGCATCTTGGCCTCGCTGGTCGAGTTGACCTCATTGCAGAATTTGACGGCCGTCTTAGTATTATTGACTTTAAGACAAGCTCTCGAGTTAAAAATGAAGACGAGATTGACAGTTATTTTATACAGATGGCGGCATACGCTATTATGTGTGAAGAGCGCACTGACACCCCAGTAAGTCAAGGAGTAATTGTTATGGCAGTAGAAAACCACGCAAAGCCGTTGGTCTTTGTACAAAAACGAGATCGCTGGACAGAAGAACTTTTTAAGACTATAAATGAATATAACACCAAAAAACTATTCGGTCATGCATAAACAAAACATACAAAACAAGGGCTTACTAGACATCTTAAAGGGCGGCGCAAATGATTGCTTCTCAAGCGACTATGGTGCAATCAAAGAATATTACCTTTCTGAAGAGATTGGCGACGCAAGTGACTATATACAGTGGTTTCACGACATACGCAACAGCCGACCAAGCGACGTTGTAAAGATTCACATCAACTGCCCAGGCGGCAACTTGTTTACTACTATTCAGTTTATGCAGGCACTCTCAGAAACTGAAGCTCATATTATGGTGAGTGTTGAAGGCGCATGCATGAGCGCAGCAACCCTTATCTTTTTGATGGCTGACGAGTATATGATAACAGACCACAGTATGTTCTTGTTTCATAACTACAGTGCAGGAACCGCTGGTAAAGGCGGCGAAATGTATCACGGCATGGTTCACGAACGCAACTGGAGCGCAAATCTTTTCAAAGACATGTATTCAGACTTTCTTACTGAAGCCGAGATTAAAGACATGCTTGAAGACAAAGACATCTGGATGGACGCGCACCAGGTGCTTGATCGCTTAGAGAAGCGTGGCAAAAAGATACAGAGTCGCATACGTGCTGAGGAGAAAAAGAAAAAGGCATAAATACTCTTGCGCATAGCAGACCCACCATGCCTCTCAACGATGCACACTTTGGTGGGTATTTTTTTGCCCCGGAAGCCTCCAAATGGACAATTTATGCCTTCCGGGGTCATAATTTCTCTATACGGGGACTACATCCGGGGCCTTTTTTCACTTTTTTGAAAAAAGTTGTGTACTTTCTCTGCATTTTATGGTATAATAACCATGTAAGCAACAAAGCACCTCAGAATGAAAGAAACACTTGGAGCACTTATCGGAATCATCTTCGCCCTAGCACTAGTTATCTTTATCCAAACTATAAACGGCAGTTGGTAATCACAAGAGCTGAGCATCTCATTAAAAAGCTTCGAGCCTCGGGCACTCGTTAAACCGTTCTAGAGAGTTGAGCATCTCTTAAAACTGCTCATCACTTTCCAGCCAACAATAATCGTTATGAACACCACAGAATACAAAGAAATGTTTGCAAAGGTTCAAGCTGGGCAAATCACCGAACAAGTCTGGTTTGACTATTGCTTCGAAACCCTCAGCCAAATCATGGAAGACAACAAGGACATCTTCGTCCGCTTGAAGAATCGCTAACCACACAAACTTATGAACACAGAAGACGACGTAATTGACATGATCACCGAAGCACTCTACATGTATCATGAAGAGTATGGTTCTGATGATCCAGATGAAAGCATCGGCATTCGCAGCTACGAAGAAGTTGGCATGCTTACTCGTGACAGCGGACTAGTTCTCACGATTGGTGACAAACGATTTCAAATCACTGTTGTTGAAGCATAACAGATACAAACACAATAATTTTATGAGAACGATACTACACGTAGACAACAACGAGCAGGGCAAAAAAATCATCGCTGAGTTGCGCACTGCAGCCAAGGCCCACAACTTGACTGAGCGAGCAAAGGAGACTCTTGACCCCAACTACAAAGCGGTCTTTAAGCGAGTCGATCTATTTGGACGACTGGGTCGCAACAACCCCAATCGTCATAAGTATTCAATTGCTGGTCGGCGCTCGCGATTCTATCGGGCAGTTAGAATCGCTCTAGAAGATGCAAGCTATATTGCTGTCTACTGCAACAACACCGTTCGCGCTCAGTGGGGTGGCTTTAAGTTGCAATAAAATGGCGCCTATCGCACCATCATCAAAAACCACACTCGTTCTCAACGCTGCTTTTCGACCTTGCGGATTCTTTTCTGCGCGATCGAGCATCAAGAACCTGATGGTTGGCGGAGTAAAAGCCTATGACAGTCATGGAAACATTCATGACTGGAGCAGCTGGATAGCAAATGACCATCATCTCGATGAATCACATCCTGCGCTTCGCAGCGTTGATACACTGTGGGCAATACCGACAATCGTGATTGTGCCTGGCTATTTCGGGCACAGTAAGAAAAAAGGCAAAGCCCAGGCTCGAGCAATCAACCTGCGACAACTCTATTACATCTATGATGGTGAGTGTCAATATTGCCTAAAAAAGATTCCATACACGTCTGCAACTCGAGACCATCTCGTGCCACGCAGCAAAGGCGGCGGAAACGCTGACGACAACATTGTGCTCTCATGCAAAAAATGCAACACTAAAAAATCAAACAACTTTCCATACTTTAACATTCATGGCTCGGAGGTAAAACCAAAGGCACTAAAAGACATTGAGTTTACCGCGCTCAGCGAGAAGGTAAAGATACGCGATGAATGGAAGCTTTTTCTCCTATAAATAAATTTCTAAAAAGAGGTGTACATCGTCTACTCTTTAGTGTATAATAACCTTGTAAGCAACAAAGATTAAATTCTTTTAGACCAAACGCCCTATCAACTGCTATTGAAAGTTGAGTACGTCCGTGGTTGTACGGCTTGGATCACTCTGTGATGCGATGACAAAGATTTAAGAAGATAGGAGTTTTCGGTCCCTATAAAATCTGTTTTGATAGCGTTGTAGCAATGTGCTCCGCATTAAGAGAACCAAGCAGTATAACCGATACACTTTCTTTGAATGCTAGAGTGTCCTGAATGGTAAAGGTCCTTCTTTATAAGGGGGTAGAATCCGACATCGATCGGTATGCGGGTTCAAGTCCCGCCTCTAGTACCATAAAAAACTCTAATGTAGAGCGGCTTATTAGATAAATACAATATGAATGATAAGTTGATTTTGTGCGAAAAATGCAATGATAGATATTCAATTTTTGGGTATTCATCGCATTATAAAAAATGCGATGGTGTATCTAAGAAATATGAAAAGTCGCCAATTTTGTCTAATGGAAAAACTAAACGCTGGAACGATGCTATGCATGCACGACGTAATAATGGAACAAACCAATATACGAAAGCACATGAACTCGGATTAACGAAACCAGAATTATCTGACAAAACTCGTGCTCTTTTAAGTGAAGGAGCAAAAAATAGAGTCTGGGATGATCAGCAGCGAAAAAATATGTCTGATCATGCCAAAAGACGAGGTATTGGTGGAAAGTTTGTAAATGGAAGACATACATATAATGGAGAATCTTTTGCTTCAAGCTATGAAATACTCGTAGCAAAATCACTTGATTTCCATTCCATTAAATGGAATAAATGCAAAAAGACGTTTAATTATATTGGTCCTGACGGGAAAAATAGAACGTATTTGCCAGATTTTTATCTTCCAGATTATGACATCTATCTAGATCCTAAAAATGATTTTTTAATAAACAATCCTAATCCATCTCTTGGATTTACAGATTGCGAAAAAATAACGATTGTTGAAAATACACATAACATTAAAATTTTTATTTTAGATAAAACACAATTAACGTGGAATAGTATTTTAGAATTGATTTTGAAGAGTTCACATTAAAATTTTACGGGATGTAGCTCAGCCTGGTCAGAGCGCCGCGTTTGGGACGCGGATGTCGCATGTTCGAATCGTGTCATCCCGACCATTTTTAGGGGGTTTAGCTCAGTGGTAGAGCGTCTGCTTTGCAAGCAGAATGTCAACGGTTCGAATCCGTTAACCTCCACCATTTTATAAATAGAGTTGTATGCAACACAAACAAAATTCAATCTTTGAAGCAGCCGCTAAGATCTTATCGACACCTCTTACAGAGAAGGTGCGCATTGCCCCGTTTGTGGGAGGCTATGGCAGGGAAATGCCATCTAAGATTGCAGAGACACTCCAAACAGTTCTAGACACTGTAGTTGATAAAGAAGGAAAGATAAAAGACGCACAGTTTTTTAGTTCTGGTTATACTGGAGTATCTTTTAAGGTTGCAGGAGTCGAATACAGCCTTACCTTATCACTGACTCGCATGGGTGCGGATGATATTGTGCCAGGAAACATGACTCTATCTAAAAAGGGATCGCTAAAGCCAATACTACATCTTAAGGGTGACGACTCGTTAAACGCAAAATTTCCTACAATGGGTGACATTGGCAAGATGACACGCGCGATAAGCAACCTGCTTTAAATCTACCTCATTTGTGTAACGGTAGCACTCAGGTCTCCAAAACCTGCTGTCTCAGTTCGAATCTGAGGTGAGGTGCCAGCTTCACAGAGCTATTGTGTAACGGTAGCACCGCAGATTTTGATTCTGTTTGTCGAGGTTCGAATCCTTGTAGCTCTACCATCGCACGTTGGCAGAGAAGTCATGCAGTGGTCTGCAAAACCGCGTAGTCCAGAGCGTTACTGGAACGTGCGTCCATCTTTTATAGTTTGACTAATTCATACAAGAGTATAAATATACACATGAAGAAACTAATTACAGCAGTCACCGTGCTAGCTACAGCAGCTTTTGTTAATGCAGATTCGCTTGATGAAAAATGTGTAGCTCTCGAACCTGAAGTAATCGAAGTATGCCCTGATTTTACTCCTCCAATGGAAGAGTGTGAACCGGTTGATATTCATGTTGATCCAACTATAGAAGATCCTATCGTTTGCATTTTTCCTCCACCAGCTGATGAAGCAACTCCAATTGATATGAATCCTATCGATCATGTTGTTGAATTGCCTTCAGATGAGGAGCCAATAGATGAAGGAGTAGTTATTGTAATTCATAAGCTTGAAGAAGATGGTTTAGATACGCCTGTACTATATTACACCTTCAATGAATCCACAACTTCGCCAACACTTACTAAACAACAGTCCGTTGTATTAGATACAAACAAAGTTGTTCAAACGAATAAAATCTCCGATATAGAGGTTAAAGTTGATACTGCATCTACTAAAATACTTAGTGAGAAAAAAGAACCAGTAGCGCTAATCAAAGACGATAGAGTCTTTCTTCGTTAAACTTATAATAAGTTTTGCCAAAGCAAAATCGTATAATCCATTTTGCTCGCGTCGTCTAACGGTTAGGACTTACGGTTTTCATCCGTACAATCGGGGTTCGATTCCCCGCGCGAGTACCATATATAACCTATACACTATGAAAACAGCTTTTAAAAGTTCTACACGTCTTTCACTTGGACAGTTTTGCATTTCATTAAATTTACCTCTTAAAAGAGGTGAACGTAAGTTTAGAATAAATCGTGACAAGACGCGATTTCATAACAGCTTTGAAATTTTTTGTCTTGGACTCTCGTTCTATAGAATGTGGAGCACTTCGCTGCAACGAGCCCGATATAAAAGGTGGTTAAACTCATTTGATGACTAATATGAAACTATACATTGAAAAATGGACTACAGAAACGGTGCACACTGGAAGACTGCTCTCAATCGATACCGAGACATTGAGAGAAGAATGTCCAGAACTGCAAGAGCTCAGTGACGAAGCGATTGCACAACACATTCGCGACAACACTCATGACTATGACCTCTTCGACATGGCTGAGGCGCTTGAAGCTCGCAACTCTAGCGCTGATCATGCCGAAGACTCGTTTGTGAATGTGTACGACGAGCATGATTTAAAAAATAATTTGGAATGGGAAGCATGGAGACGAGGTTGCACAATTTGTGTCGACGCGTCGAATCCAGAACAATTTTTATCACAAATTCCAGAGTATAAGTAAATTTACAATCCGACTTAGCTCAGCGGCAGAGCGGGTGCCTGTTAAGCACTAGGTCCATGGTTCGATCCCATGAGTCGGAGCCATTTTTTTACGCCTCCTTAGCACAGTGGTAGTGCAGCTCATTTGTAATGAGCAGGTCGTCCGTTCGAATCGGACAGGAGGCTCCATCTTATTACACCTATAGTTCAGTTGGTTAGAACATCGTGTTGATAACGCGAGGGTCGTTGGTTCGAGTCCAACTAGGTGTACGTTTTATAAATAACTTTTATGAAATATGATTTAAGCCATCTCACTCAAGACGCAAGTCAAAAAGTAATTGGCCCTATACAAGACGATGAAGCCCTGTTTTTATACAGCATAATTGTTGGTATGAAACTAAAAACAGTGTTTGAAATTGGTGGTTTGAGCGGCTATTCAGCCTCTAATTTTTTAGCTGCAGTAGGTGATGACGGTCGTGTTTTTACGGTAGATATCAATCCCGTACAAAGCAGAGGACACAATCATGTTTGTATTCAAAAAGATGCTCGTGAAATTACTCATGCAGATTTAAACCACTCACACCTCGACTTGATATTTTTTGATTGTCATATGTATGAAGAACAGATGCAAACGTATCACACTCTGCTAAACTGTGGCGCGATAGACGATGCGACTGTCATTGCATTGCATGACACAAATCTACACTACCAAGAATTTTTAGTTGATGAGTGTGTCTATACGCAAACAGTTGACGGATATGAGCATCAACCAGTTGAACGCCAAATGGTAAACACATTTTCAGATTTAGGCTATGATGCCTTTTATCTGAATACGACGCGAGATAGGCATTCTTCGCAATTTCCATTTCGTCATGGCGTTACGGTTATGAACAAGAGGCAAAGACTTTAACATTTTGCCGTTAGAGAGGTTAACGGGCTCCATGCCCGGTATCAACGTTCAAATGACTTGCAGGACTGCGTATGCTGGTGAGTAAGGGAATGAACGTTGATCGCCTCTCTAACAGGCATAATTTTTAATCGCGGGTTAGAGTAGTGGTTACTCGGCAGTCTCATAAGCTGCATAGGTGGGTTCGATTCCCACACCCGCAACCAATTTTAAACGGTATAAATAACTAAAATATGGCCGACGAAAAACCGCAATTAAATGTTTTTGACGCCTATCGAGAAATGATGAGCGAATCAGGCGAGAAAACCAAACAAAACTCAATTGCTATTACACATAGCATACAGAAAGCTCGCAAGTTAGTTGCCTTTGCATTAAATAAGGCTGGAGTGCAGTCATCTGATTATTATTACTCTTCAGCAAATCAAAACTATGGAAAGCATTCTGCGTTTTCTGTAAAATGGACTGCAAAGCAAGAGCAAGAGTTTAACAAAATACTCGATCAACTTCAAGACAAGAATCCAGAAGTTGCAGCAATCGAGATATATTAAACACAACTAATTTTTTATGGGTAGATGGCCGAGTGGTTAAAGGCGGCAGACTGTAAATCTGCTCTCATCGAGTACGTTGGTTCGAATCCAACTCTGCCCACCATTTTTAAACGACGGGTCGCTCCACGGAAGTATAGCTCCCAACCCGAACTCTACGCTTGACGGTCGCGAACTACACAGCGTACACTAGGTGCAAGGCTATGTCGTTTAATTGTTGCAATGGAAATCGGTGAGTTAGGAGTATGCTATCATACTTACAGGCTTGAGATTCCGTGTGGGTAAATAACCATACATTGCAACTATCTCTTTCAATGTATAGTGTAGTGGTAGCACGCCCCAAGCAAAGGGTTTCTTATCCGATAGGATAGGCGACATCGCCGAGGCGACAGTTCGATTCTGTCTGCATTGTATAATTTTTGTTAAGCGAGGGGAGAGAAACCCTGCTGAGAGGTGAAAATCCTTTCCATGGGTGACCATGCACTAAATAAAGCTTCGGCTTTGGAATGTGAAGTCCAAGTAGAAATCACTGTGGTCCGCTTAACGAAATTTTCGCGGGATTCGTATATCGGTTAATATGTGAGTTTTCCAAGTTGGAGTAAAAAATTCGATAGTTCGATATAAATAACTATATGAACTATAAAAAAATCTACGATAATTTGATAGATTATAGAAAGACAAATATCTTGCGTAATGGTTATATAGAAGAACATCATATTGTTCCACGTTCACTTGGAGGTACTGATGAAAGTTCAAATATTGTTGCTTTAACTGGTCGCGAACATTATATTGCGCACTTATTGCTTGCGAAGTTTAATCGTTGCAAGCAAACAATATATGCGCTTTGGATGATGCAGATGAAAAATAGTATCAATACTGATCGACCATGCGTTAAGACTGGTCGCATGTATGAATGGGCCCGTAAAGAATTTGCTAAATATGCAGCTAAAAATAATAGAATAACCTCAAAGGGCGTTCGCAATAGTCAGCACGGAACAATGTGGATATGTAATTTAAATTTAAAGGAGAATCGTAAAATTTCTAAAGATAGTTTAATTCCTGATGGCTGGATTGTTGGTAGGAATAAATGGAAACGTAAATATTTAACTCAAACAAAACTAGGTTCAGAAGAATATAAACAACGCGCAAGAGATGCTCGTATAGGGAAAAAATTAAGCGCCGAAACAAAGAAAAAAATATCTGAAGCAAATAAAAAATCTCTTTTAGGTAATAAGTCCTTAACAGGTAGGATCTGGATTAATAATGGATCAATTAATAAAGCGATACCAAAAAATGAAATAATACCAGAAGGTTTTGTTAAAGGAAAGTTTTCGCGTCATAAGTGTTACGATAGCACATTAGACTTCCACTCTGAGGGCGCGGGTTTGACTCCCGCATGACGCACCAATTTTGCCGTGCCATGCAACTGAAATCGAGTTGCATGAGCGTGTGTGATCTAAGTATATTTGGTCAATATCTGCGACACAGCGTAATCCGACACAAGATAGTAATAACGTCTGACCTCGTAATATCTATCCTCTGTGCTTTTACTCGGTAGTGCGGCAAAACACTTTGTGCATCTGCCACGTGCAGAAGTGCACATCAGCTTGCGACTAAACATCGCAAGTCGTCCCTGCTCTAGGGGCGTCTACTGAATCGTCAGGGATTATAATCCCCGCTCTACGATTCGCAGTCATTGAGCGATTCTTTCGAGAATGAAGTGATTACGTACCCCGCTCTACGATACTGTAGACGCGAAGGAGTAAACCTGTCAGAAGGTATGGTGTCTGAATAGCCCCAGTCCTGGGTGAGTCGTAGGCCGAAATGCTATGGACAATTTTTTTAACAAAAATGGACCTCCGGAGGGTCATTTTCTCTATACGGGGACACTGTCCGGGACCTTTTTTCACTTTTTTGAAAAAAGTTGTGTACTTTTTGTGGGATTTAGGGTATAATAACCATGTAAGCAACAAAGTACACCAACATATGAAACTGATCCAAACCGCCCCACAAGCAGAACAAACCTTCAACGTCGGAGACGAGATTGTTCTCAAGCTGTCTATCTTTGATGGACGCTCCTCGCAAACAAAACTTGTGAGCATGGAGGTGACCAAAGTCAACCGCATTACAATCGTTGCCAAAGATAAAGAAGGCAACATCTACAATCTCGATCCTCGTACAGATCGCATCACCACTCGTGACGAGATCGTCAAAGAGACGCTTGCTTCGATCGCTTAATAGACACATCTCCATCAACAAAGCACCTTAGAATGTACAAATTCACAAAAATTAACTATTGTCACTCACCACAGATTTTTGGTGGTGGTGCCGGAACAGAAACCATCGTTTCATGGAGTCGTTCGCCTAAGAATGCGACCTCCTTGAAGGGAGTCACTCATCGCACCGACTTCGGTGATTGTGAGTGCCCACAACTGACCTTCACACGTCTTGAACGTGATGGTCGAATCCTCTTTGAAGGATGGGACGACTAATATGCTTTTCAACGGGAACGTAGCTCAGAGGATAGAGCAACAGATTTCTAATCTGTCGGTCATGGGTTCGAATCCCCTCGTTCTCACATTAAAAATTTGGCACTGGGTGGTGTCGCTTACAACAGGAGTCAGAGGTCCCATTAGTCAACGCTTGTTGACAACCTCTAAGTTTTCTAAAATTATGGCTATGGTAAACACTATTTTTTATAAATATCTATATGTTTACCATTTCATACGATACAATAAAGGACGCGATTGATTCTTCTAATACAATGCGAGAAGCTTCAATCAAATTAAATTTACATTTTTCAACATTTAAACGTAAAGCAGAATCTTTTGGTTTATATGCACCCAATCAGGGGGCTAAGGGAGGTAAAAAGACACGAAATATCTCAAAACTAATTAGCTTAACGGAAATACTAGATGGAAAGCATCCATACTATCAAACTTTTAAATTAAAACAAAGGTTACTTAAAGAAAAAATTTTTGAAAACAAATGTTCTAAATGTGGTATAAGTGAATGGGATGGAGACAAAATAAATTGTGAATTAGACCATATAAATGGTATAAGACATGATCATTCTTTAGGAAATCTTAGAATGCTTTGCCCAAACTGTCATTCTCAAACTGATACATATAGAGCAAAAAATATTAAAAAAATTATGGCTGTGTGATGAAATTGGTAAACATTGCGGACTTAGAGAAATTTGAGTGCCCTGTTTGAAAAAATAGGAGTAGAACTTGTCAAATTCGGTGAAGGCTTTAAAATGCTAACCCCGAGCCAAGCCTAAGAAATTAGGAAGGTGTAGAGACTAGACGGCAGGGATCTAATGTAGCGATACTATGATCAAGGTATAGTCCAGACCACAAACAGTAATGGCGGTGAAAACCGTAGTGGTAAGAAAATCCGTTGCCTCACGGCTTGTCGGTTCGAGTCCGACCACAGCTACCATTCGTATAGATACAAACCATGCATAACATTGACCACCTAAAGAGATTGATAGGAACTGAGCTCGAAGCACTTGTAGATGAGGTCAACTCACTTAAGCAGCGAGTATGTGAATTGGAACATCAACGATTCCACGCGATCATCTCTGAAAACAAAGACTTTGTTGGAAAATGGCTTGATCAAAAGCCTAAACAGTCTTCAACTGTGTCTTGCAATACGAGTGCAATGATTTAAATACTTTCGGGCTTGTAGCTCAGCGGTAAGAGCAGGGGTCTCATAAACCCTTGGTCGTTGGTTCGAACCCAACCGGGCCCACCATTTTATAAATAAAACACAATGATTTTACGAGTCTTGTGTTTCTTTAGCAGCTTGCTTGTAGCGGGATGTGCCGCATGGTTTTCTGTGCTTGGCATCGCTACACTTTTTAGTGGCAGCTACGCTTCAGTTCTCGTAATGGCAAGCTCATTAGAACTTGGCAAGCTTGTCGCTACAACCTATCTTCACCACTACTGGACCAAGACTGGCACGCTCTTAAAAACCTATCTGCTCGTTGCAGTTGCGATGCTTATGGGCATCACTTCGCTCGGCATCTTTGGATATCTATCAGCTGCCTATTCAAGCAACTCATCAAAGTTTGCAGTCGTTGATTCTCGCATAGAAGCAGAGACGTCTCGTAAAGCGTCAACAGACTCTGAATTGGAGCAGATACGAGCTCGCATTGAAACGCTAAACTCTGCACGACGTTCACAAGAAGAAAGACTGCCAAAGATGTCTGCAGCAAATGCAAAACCTATCTATGCAGACATCGAACGCACAGCAGCAGAGATTGCAACTCTCAGTGATCGTAGCCGCGCGTTGCAAGACAGCAAAATTGCAGCTGACAGCGAGATCGCAAATCTAAAGGGGCAAATCAGCGCAGCAAAAGATATTGGCACCTTTAAGTTTGTTGCAGATCATCTAAACGTTCCTCTAGATACCGTAGTGATGTGGTTTGTTGCAATCATCATAGCAGTATTTGATCCGCTCGCTATAGCGTTGCTGCTAGCATACAACAGCACACTAACGAGAACGATTCCTAAAGATCGATCAGTCGACCTGTCTGATCGCATCTATGACCTGTCAGACAACTAATCTATGAATCTACATGATGCAATTTCTGGAGAGCGCTACACAATCAGTCACATATCGGGAGACAACTGTGAGTTGCTTCGTGACTATGGTTTTTGTGAAAAAATGAATGTGCAAAAGATAAGTGACGGCAGAAACTGTGTGTGCAGCATATGCGGAGTTCGAGTGTGCCTGGCTAAAAATTTAGCAAAGGACGTTGAACTAGTAGATTATAAATAATTTTTTACGGGTAGATGGCAGAGCGGTTTATTGCGTCAGTCTTGAAAACTGAAGTGGCGAAAGTCACCGTGGGTTCAAATCCTACTCTACCCGCCATTTTAGGGCACGCTCTGGTTTCGACTCTATGAGTGACTTGTCGATTAGCATGCAGAGGAATGATAAGGTTGGCCTCTTTAAAAGCCTTTCAAAACAAACAAACGGCAAAAATAACAACGTCGTAGATTCTGGACTCGCTCTCGCGGCCTGATCTAAACACGCTCAGATGCAAGCCTGCTCTGCTCTGAGATCAAACCAGGCAAAAACAAAACAGCGTATGCCTGTTGCATACAACTTGAGAAAACACATAAGCATGTTTGAAGATCGATAAGTGTTTATAGAGGACAGGGGTTCAATTCCCCTCGTGTCCACCATTTCGGAACGTTGGCTGAGTGGCTTAAAGCACTCCCTTGCTAAGGGAACGTAGGGGTGACTCTACCGTAGGTTCAAATCCTACACGTTCCGCCAATCATATAGATAACTTATGTGTGACGGCAGTCATGCACAATCTCCCCCCATAACACAAAATAGATAAACTATGAAAACAACAAAATTGGTTAAAATCGTTGGCATTGCAGCAGCTGTTGCAATGATGAATGTGAATGCTGGACAAATTGAAAAGGCATCAGTCGCAACAGAAGAGGCTACACTCGTCGCTGTTGAAACTGGCTACTCTTCAGAAAATGTCTGGCGCGGTGCAAGTTTGGGACAAGACGAAGCGACAGCTGTAGTCTCTACACTCACTTCTTTGCCTGCTGACATTGAACTCGCGCTGACTGCTGACTACAGCAACAGCAACTCTGATGTTAAAGACGAACAGACTGACTTGTCTGCTGTCTTTACAAAGTCAGTCTCGGACTATCTCGTATCGCTAAGCTATATCTGGTATTCTCAAGACGTTGCGCTAGGTGGTGGTCAAGCACAAGAAGCTGGCTTATCAGTCTCTCGTTCTCTTGGACCAGTCGACCTGTCGTTGACACAATATGTAGGTTTGGTTGGAGACAACAACTCGTATAGCGAGCTTGCAGCAACATACAGCGACGACTTTGGTTCATCGATCATCTTTGACTTTAGATCGGAACTTGGCTATGTCGCTCAAGAAGGTCAGTGCACTCATTTTGAAACACGAGTTTCAACTGACATTCCAGTCACTGCAGGTGTAGTTGCGGTGCCGTTTGTCGCCTATTCGCTTGGACTAGACGACTCGGTTGGAATACACTCTGACATGAGCAACCTTTTCTTCGGTGGAATTGAGTTTAAACGCTCGTTCTAAGTTGTCATAAAACAAAAAGGATCCTGTGAATTGCAGGATCCTTTTTACTGGGCAAGTGGTGTAACGGTAGCCACGCTGGTCTTAGAAGCCAGTGCAGAGATGCGTGAGAGTTCGAGTCTCTCCTTGCCCACCACCATACATAAATATCTTTTTAATGCGCAAGTAGCACAGTGGTAGTTGCGTCTGCTTTACACGCAGAGTGTCGGGGGTTCGAATCCCTCCTTGCGTACCACCTCTTAGTAGTTTGTCTTTCCAAAGCTATAGAGCATTGGATTGTCACTTGAACCGGTACCAGTAGTGCTTACTTCCTTTTTCTTTGGAGTAAATGCGTATATTTTACGCTGTGCTTTGTATGCATCAATCCAGATTTCTTTTCCGTCACCGTCTTTGATAAGAAGCATCGGATTCTCATGAACGTATGCAAAGCCAACACACAGTCCACGAATGCTGTCGCTGCCAGAGCGAACTTCAATATATTTATCAAGCAAAGATAAACGTTCAACTTGACGCACTACAGTATCAACTTCGGAACCTAAATCTTTTTCATCAACAAGCTCTTTACCAATATACTTTCCTTCGCCACGAGCATAGTATGCTGGAACAGTAACGATTTTTTCGTTTAACTGAGCTTCTGAGAGTATAGAAGAAGCGATTGAGACGAGTGGGTCTGTATTCGTAAAGTTGTTCATATAGCCTTATTTATATTACCAGTTTGCTTCGCTATCTTTCGTATGAATTGGATCGGTGGGTTCAAATTCATATATAGGATCGCCAGTTCCAACCCATACCCATTGATTCCTGCGTCTGCTGTCTTGAAGGAGAAGTCTTGACCCATTAAAATTAACACCCTTCATAACATCTGCAAACCCAACACAACGACCACGAACAATCATATTGCTGTTAATGTGTATCTCAATATATTTTCCCATTAAAGGAGATTTCCATACTGTCAAAGAAAGTGCTGATACGTTTCTTGAAATATCTTTTTTATCTACAAGATCTTTTCCAGCGTTTGGTGATTTATCTCCTGTATAAAATTTTTCGTTTGGAGAAAAATATTCATTTAGAGGCTCTCCTGAGAGTACCTTTGCAGCTGCCGATACGAGGCTATCTGACTGTATATTTGTAAAGTTGTTCATATAGCCTTATTTATATCTTGTGCAGTTTCTAAAAAGTATAAATAAGACATATGCAAAGTTTCAATGACTATACAAACAACTCGTTGACCGACACTGCTCGTGCAATACTTTCAGGCGAGCCTCTACAAGAGAGCTTTGGCAGATTGCCAGGTCACGTAATCAACAACGAACTTTACACCCTAAACAAAGCATGGCAAGCTTTCTATAATGGCCAAAAGAATGGCAGCGATGCCGATCCAAAGGTCATTGCAGCTCTTATAAAAGGCTTGACCTCAATAAAAGGTGAAGTCAAAATGTTCTCATCGAGTGACAGCGTGCCTGTCTCGTATGTCTACAAAGAAGCTGCAGAACAGGATGCTGGTGAGTATGACGCTGAAGGCAGCATGGCAAAAAATGCGCTGCGCACAATCATTCGCAATGCAAAAGGCTTGCATGACATGCTTGCAGACGACGAAAATCTTCCAGAACACATTCAAGCAAATCTCGTAAAGGCAGAGGAAGCCGTTGTGAGTGCACGCGACTATATCGAAAGTGAAAAGGAACTCGCACAATAAAAAAGAATAAATAGACAATATATGAATAACTTCCACTATCATCAAGATTCACTCTACTCTGCTGCAGCACGCATACTTGAAGGCGCCTCTGAAGTACAAGCGCTGGTAAAAGACTTTGCTGTCGGAGACAATACAAACTTTGGTAAAGTGCTAGAGATTGGTGCAGACAGCATCACTTTTAAAGCAAAGGACCTGCCAAAGACGCGCATCACTTTTAATCAACGCAAGATGGGCAGCTCTGAGTTTCTACTCACCAAGCTGCTTAAGCTCAAAGAAGAGACGCTTGATGAAGCTTCTATGGATTCACTTTCATTGAGTGATCTTTGGAACAAGCATCGTGAATATACCTATGCTGCAGACCAAGGATGGGGTGGTGGTTATGGATCAGCAAAGGGTGGTAAAGCCGCGGCTGAAGCCATCTATAAATTTGTTTCTGCAAAATATGATAAAAAAACTGCAGAAGACATGCAAGACGCGTCTGACAACTATCTTGGTTATCAAGAATATGTTGGTGGAGCCGAAGCAAAAAGTGCTAAAGCTGATGAAGAAAAACTTCGTAAGAAATATGGTATCAAAGAATCAAAAATGCAAGAAGAGACGCTTGATGAAGCATATGCAGCATATAAACCACTTAGAAAACCAGAAGACCTCGTTGCTGAGTTGCAAAGCATTGTTGATACCCCCGACTCAAAGCTTTGGGACGTCACAAGCGTGTCACTGCGTTTGAGTCATGAAGATATTTTCGATCGCTTTCCAAAAATCTATGACTATGTTGAGGATATGTGGGAAGCAATCATGACACCAGACGGCGCTCGCAAGACCAAAGAGATTGCTAAAAAGGCAATTGAGGCCGTTCATAAATACTATCCAATAAAGGAAGAAACTGAAGAGTCAGAAGAGACTCTTGATGAGGCGATCAACTGGCTTGGTGACTATCTTCCAACTTCAGAAAAGAGCAAATTTGGCGGCTATCGCCCAACGATTATTAATAAGCAGACAAAGGGACTTATGTATCAATCTGCAGCAGCATATAATACACCACAAGAAGCAAAAGATCATGCTGAAGACTATCTCAAGCAAAAGTCAAAGGGCATCAAGGATCCTAAAGTCCCACTTGTTGGAACATATAAAGAAGAGACTGAAGAAGAGGTCACAGAAGCAGTTGATCCTACAACAAAGCGTCGCAAGCAGCTTGATATGGCCCGCGTCAATGCCGGTGCGATGAGCAGAGATGACTACGACAAGAAGTATAAACTTGGCAAGTACAGTCCAGCTGGTAGCAAGCTGTCAGGTCCTGGTGGGCTCTATAAAAATCTAGTCAAAGAAGTACTCAACCCAGATGACGACGCGAGTGTATGGATTGACGACTTTGTAAAGAGTGACGATCCTCGCTTTGAAGGCAAGAGTAAAGAAGAGCGCATCAAGATGGCACTCGGTGCTTGGTATGCTGCTCAGAAAAAAGAGAGCACGGAACCTACTACAGAAGTTCTCGAAGAAGCAGCAATGACAGCAGCTGAAAAGAAGATTGCCCAAGAAGTTCATGACGCGTTAAAAGATGGTGAACAGGTAGGTCAAACCTATGGCATGCAAATTCGTTCACAGCACAATAAATTGACAAGTAAGTTTGGCAAAGATTGGCGCAAGATTGCTGGCATCAAAGAAGAGACTGTCGTCGAAGAGCGTGCAGAGAGCCTCGAAGAAAGCGAAATGATTGAAGTAGAAACACAAGAGGAATTAGTTAAAATAATTAAAAAAGACCCGGTTTTAAAAAAATGGATTGGAAAACGCGACGTTTACTTTGATAATACTGATTTAGTAGTAGGCGACAAAACCGCAATGAGTAATCCAATTTGGG